ATACCAGGGGGTCAAACGAGTGAAGGACACCTACGCTGAATGCATTCGTGTGTGCTTCAGTCAGTGGGCGAACTAATTTAGTTCGAGTTCAACCTCACACACTTCGACCGGTTCTGACTCGACAGAATTTTCGTCAATCTCGACGTCACATATACCCTTCTTACGCATGGCGAGTACGCGGTCCCAAAAATCCTTCATCACCGGGAGGTAATGCGCAAACCATTCACGGTCACGTGGAACCTCGACGATGACAAACTCCTCTGGAGGACCCTGTTTATACTGTAAAAAATCACAAACCTCGAGGTCCATAATCTCGAGGAGGAGCTGAATCTGAGGCAGGTAATACCCAGGAACTTCAGGTTTAATCTTTCGGCTCAGAGGGCACTTAATCTCGAGGAGACGACCAGATTCTGTGATGCCGTCGGGACTTCCGCCGAGAAATTTGTGTACAGGATGTTGCACGAGACCAATCTCATGTGAGATTTGACCGTGGCGCATGTCGTACAAGTCACGAACCATGGGCTCGAGACGTGTGCCGTGTGCCGTCGCTTCGTTTCCTGCCCATGGACGCGCCGCGCCGCACTTTTTTGCCAAGAGTCCTTCTGGTTTTTCATATGGATTGAGCCCTATCGCCGTCGCCGCATCACTCGCCGTCAGCAGATTCCCACGGAGGTTGAGCCACTCCTGACTTCGTTGGTCAGCGTATGTTTGTTCGATAAGTTCTTTTGCACGTGGGTGCATCCTTCATTTAGAAGGCAGAGACTGTTTAACTAAGTGTAAACTTCTTTTCGAGATTCAGCATCCGGGTAGCGCGAGCCTTGTCACGACGCAACCGATCGCACTCTTCGGCCGCCTCCTCCATGGCGATTTCTAAGAGCAGAGGCTCGATGAGTTGACGGAGCTCGTCGGCACGTGTTTTGGCTGGCTTCATCTTGGGTGGATTCTTCTTATACCCGGTCCAGATCGTCTTTTGGTCCTTGTAAAGCTTAAGAGCGGTTTCGAGGTTCTCGTTGGCACACACAAGGTCACCCTCAAACTCATTCATGCACACATCGTGAGCCTCGCGCTTCTCGTCATCCGTCAAGCTGTCATAACGACGAAGGGCTGTGCCGATGTGCTCGTCGCACGCAACCTGTAGACCAGCTGCGGTGCCTGGGAACTCGTCGCGGACCATGTCAAGCTCATGGTGCGCCTCACCTTCAAAGTAATCGAGGACCGCCTGCTGAGCCGATGGCCACGGCGGGTAATCAGCGTAGTCGCTCTTGCGAGCACGCCACTTGCACCCGTCTGCACAATACACGTAACCGTTGGAGTCAAGTGCGAAGCAAATGCCCCACCCCATCTCTATTTCTTGAAACGCTCAGTCGTTTTAAGAGCAATCTGAGCCGCAAATTGTTCCGCCTGTTTCTTCGTGCTCGCAAACCCAGACCCGTGTGGAATACCATCGACGACAACTTCGATGTGGAACGTGCCGTTAATCTGACCACGGACCTGGTATTCTGGCAAGGGCACCTTATTTGCTTGACACCAACGCATGAGCTGGTCCTTGTAGTTGTCATCTGTAAGGTTCATCTCGACGTGTTCAAACGCCGCAAATACAAACGACTTGGCGTGAATCATACCGATGTCCAGGTAAATGGCACCCACGAGTGCCTCGAAAACATCCTCGAGGATATTCTCATTGGTGTTCCAACCATTACGCATTCCCTTGTCATCCATGAGAACCCACTTTTCAAGCCCGAGACGTTTTGAAATTTCACAGAGCGTTTTACCTCTCACGAGTTTCGTACGCGCCTTGGTCAAAAACCCCTCCTGCTCTGCTGGAAACTTTTCAAATAGATATCGCGTGATGATAAATCCAAGGACGGAATCACCCATAAATTCCAGCGTCTCGTACGAGCCTTCAAGACCCTTGTACTTTTTGAGGGCTGATTTATGCGTGAAAGATCTGCGATACATTTTGATATCATTAATTTTCGTGCCTACGAGACGTTCAAGCGCCACGCGGTCAATGTTTGGGGCATCGACGAGCTCTGGCGATTCAACGGTTTCCATTTTATAGTACGTACACTTTTGTTTTTAAGTCCCCGGGGCGAATCGCCCCGTGTCCGTCCGCCGGCGGTGTTACCTTAACCCTTGACACCAATCTGGGGGTGTCCCTGGAACGCCGGAATGTACCCGGGTCCAGTTCCCGACACTTCCGGACTCAAGGCTGGTTTTTTGACAACCTGAAACATGAAAAAGAGCGCGATGAGAATCATAAACAGAATCAGTAGTTTATGCATATTACATTAGTGTGTGAAAAAAAATAGATCCAACGGACAAAGCCAGTTGTTTCAGGCCTTCTTCACGGTCGGGCGCTTGGCAGCCACCTTGGGCTCGGTGGCAGCCTCTACTGGGGCGACTACTGGCGTGGCGGCAGCCTTCTTGGGCTTGGCTGGCGCCTCAGTCTTGATGTAGTGCTTGTTGATGTACTTCTGGATGTTCAGGAACGTCACCTGCACGTCGGCAGGGGGGTCCAGAATCGCCTTCAGGGAAGCATCCATGTTAATGTTCTGACCCTGCTTCAGACCCTTCTCGGTCACGTACTCGTTCACCTTCTTCGTCACCTGGGAGCGGGAAATCTGCTCACCGGCAGCCAGCTTCAGAAACTTACGCAGCTCCTCGGAGATGTCCAGGGGCTTATTGAAGCCGTTGGTGGTCGAACGAGCCTTCGCCTTCTCACCCAGAGGGTCCTCAATCAGGTTCTTCACCTTGCGCAGGTCCTTGCGCAGAAGCTTGATCTCATCGATAACAGTCTGGAGGGTGATGGTGGTAGTGTCAGCCATTGCTGGTATTCTTACAGCTGATTCCTTTAGGTGGTTTCCTGGCGTACACCTCGAACGAGATTCATGGTCTGGGTACTGAACACGAGCAAAAGAAGCATCAGCATAGGCCATGTCAACATGGGGCCGAGGACCATAAACATTATCAGGTGCCACACCATGAACCCACCGTACACCGGTGTGTCCTTTATGAAATTGTAAGCCGTGAGGTAATCAACCTTTGACAGTGGGTCCATATCTACTGTTTCGTGACATTTTTTTGGCAGCCAATGCGATAAGTATAGCCATAATGATAGTCCCAAGAACAATCAGAAGGATGATTGCCCATATTGGAAACCAGTTGTCCGTCGCAGTCCCGTCACCGCCCGTCGCAGTCCCGTCACCGCCCGTCTCCCCCGTTGGAGGTGGTTCACAACACCCTGGATCGCAAGGAAACTGTGCATCACCCTCGAGGAATGCACATATCATGTTTGGACCCGATTCCGTTCCAGTGGCTGGTGTTATACCAGGTGTCACCTGAGCCTGGTATGTACAGTTCTTCCCATTGTACTGTGGACCACAATACGTCGGACCTGTTGTCACGTACGTGTTTCCTGTTCCACACAGCCCGTTGTCCCGAAGCGTGTATCCAGTTGGGCATGTTTTCTTGACGATGGTTGAACTCGTCGACGTGGCACAGTTGGAAGGGTCAGTTGGAATGGGCATGTATCCAGATGGACACGTCGGCTCGACCGTCTCTGGTGCGTTCGCCAGACAGAGACCCGAAACGTCAATCGTAAATCCAGTCGGGCAAATCTTCGGGACGGTTACAGCAGACCCCGTCGGACGCCGGCACCTAGTCTTGTCGACTGGCAATTCAACGTAGCCCTCTGGACAAACTCCCAGGCTCATTTCTACTTAGAGCTTAGGTTTGTTTTCTGAGCACCAACCATGGAGTACGGAACTCCAGTAAAGATTCCAGACGGTCGTTACTTTCTCAAGGTTTCAGCAAAGGGTGATGCTCGTGTGTTTCACCAGGTGAACAACGTCCAGGTTGACGGAACGCTGACCAAGGAGACGCGTCAGGTAAATCTCCGCATCCCCTCAAAAACTTTGTTTGATAATGTTGATAACGAGCTTCTGAGTCAGGCGGAGGTGAGCAAGCTCGAGTGGTTCGGCAAGGATGTCTCGGCTGAGACTATTCGCTCGGCGTACCAGGCGAGTCTATCAGCTGACGGTGAGCTGTCTGCTTCGCTTGCAGCCATCAAGGGCAAGGTGGTGACTACATTCTTTGACGCTCAGAAGAATCCGATCGAGGAGATTTCAGGAGCGTGTGATTTTCTGTTTGAGCTAGCTGGTCTCTGGTTCCTCAAGCGATCCTTCGGTCCCATTTGGCGCGTCGTCCAGGTTCGTCAGCGGTCGGCACCAAAGCCAAAGACAAAGGGATACCCAGTCGAGTTCCAATTTGCAGACGAGCCAGAGCCAGAGGCGGAGGAGGAGGATGACCCGACCGATTACCTGGACTGAAAAAAAAAGTCGTATACTATTATAACATGGACGGCAAAGGTCTGGCGATTCTGATTCTTCTGTTCCTGATTGCCATGATGGTATTTTATCCTCAGCGCAGCGGCTACACCCCAACAGGCGAAGACCCAGTCGGTGCTTCCCCAACAGATGCCAAGCCAGCCAGCGATGGTCCCCGTATCATGCAGGGTGGTGGCCACATCTCTGCTCCAGGTGGCACCTTCACGTCAGTTGACGACCCAGCCCCGTTCGACATGGGTGGCTCCGGTGTGCGCACCGTTGACATGCCAGTGTACGACAACACCAACGTGGGTCTGATTCCCAAGGAGGTGGTGACGACCGAGGATTTCGGTCAGTTTTCTCCAGACGCCATCCTGTCTGGTCAGAACTTCCTGGACCCGCGTGCCCAGATTGGTTTCCCCGAGACGATCGGTGGCAACCTGCGTAACGCGAACCGCGACTTCCGCTCCGAGCCACCCAACCCCCGCGAGGCGGTCAGCATCTTTAACCTGTCCACCATTCCCCCGGACACGATGCGCCCCAAGTTTGAGATTGAGAACAGCTACGAGAAGTAGAGATCAAGTCACGCAGTGACTTGGGATCAAG